TTCGGTTCCGCAAGGAAGACTGCATCGACCTGCCGCCTGTGGTGTTCGAGACGCTGGAAGTTGATCTTTCAGCGGAACAAAGGCAGGCGTACCAAGCTATGCGCAAACGCATGGCGTTGGAGTTCGATGACGAGACGACCATTACGGCAGTGCATGCCGCGGACAAGATCAACAAGCTGCGCCAGATTGCCTGCGGCGTAGTGCGCGACCCCGTGTCGGAGGAATACATTGTTCTAGATTATCGTCCTAGGCTTGAGGCATTGCTAGAAGTAATCGCAGAGTCTTCGACCAAGGTCATCGTTGTCGTACCGTTCAAAGGGATCGTGTATGATCTTGCGGACAAGATCGCTCGGGGTTACTCTTGCGAGGTCATCAACGGGGACGTGTCTTTGGCCAAGCGCAACGACATCATCAATCGGTTCCGCAACACCTCCGACCCTCATGTATTGTTGGTGCATCCCAAGGTAATGGCGCACGGGCTGACGCTTACTGAGGCGGCGACGATGGTGTTCTATGCGCCGATATTCTCTAACGAGGAAACGAAGCAAATTATCGAACGCATCAACCGCCCAGGACAGAAGAACAAAATGTTGATAGTTAGAATGTATGGCTGCTCACTTGAACAAAAGATTTATCAAAAAACTGCTGCAAAAGCCATAAACGAGAATGACTTACTAGAGTTGTTCAAGCAAGAAATTTTGGAACAAACCACTTGACACACTCAAATCACTGCGCTATACTATGCTTGTAGTTACTTAGGAGACCACAAATGACTTACCCAATCGACAAACTTATCCGCGCGTATCGCAAGATACGCGATGCTCGCGCAGACCTCAAAGCGCAGTATGAAGAGGCTGATGCGAAACTGGTAGCTCAGCAAGAGCTGATCAAAGCTGAGCTGATCAAGCTGATGACCACTACAGGGGTTACGAAACTGGCAACCCCTGACGGGATCGCATTCATGCAGGAAAAACTCAAGGCGTCCATCGCCGACTGGAGCGACTTCTCTGAGTGGGTCATCACCAACCAGGCCCTCGACATGCTGGAAAAGCGTGTCCGCAGCAAGGCCGTCGAGGAATACATCGAGACGCACGGCACTACCCCGCCTGGGATCAACGTGTACCGTGAGTTTGATGTTGTCATCCGTAAGTCCTAACCCAAGGAGCAATCAAAATGGCAAACGAAGTTAGTATCTTTGAAGGCGCGACCAATCTGCCCGCCTACTTCAACGACCTGTTCGGGGAAGAGTCGAACGTCCAGACCGGCGTGTCCATCCCGTCGGTGTCTATTCGCGGTAAGGTCTTCCGCATCATCCTTGATGGGAATGAGAAGATCATTACCCGTGTCAACCCTGATACGAGTGAGGAAGAACCCGCCTCTACTTTCGACGTGGTGGTGCTCGACCAAAGCAAGTTCGGCTCTCGGGTGTATTACAGCAAGGCGTACTCTGGCGGAGATGAGCCTGTCGCGCCGGACTGTTTTTCGCTCGATGGTGAGACGCCGGACATGCAGTCGCCCAATCCCCAGGCCAAGAGCTGTGCCACCTGCCCGCACGCCGTCAAGGGCAGTAAGATTTCTCCGTCGGGGGCGCTCACCACGGCGTGCCAGCTCCAGCGTCGGCTTGTCGTTGTTCCGGCCAAGAGCCTGAAGTTCCCTGCTCTGCTGCTGCGCCTTGCTCCGACGAGCGCCTACGATCCCGACACCAAGGGCGCTGAAAGTGGATGGTTCGCCTGGACGCAGTACATCCAGTTCCTGGCTCGCCACGGGGTCAAGCACACGGCGCAAGTCGTTACGCGCCTGCGGTTCGATCCGGCGGCGGAATATCCGAAACTGCTCTTCCGCCCCATCCGGTTCCTCAATGAGGAAGAGGCTCGCATCATCGCTCCTCGCCTCAAGTCGGAGGAAGTGCTCTCGCTTATTACCCCATCGACCACCCCGCGGGCACAGTCTAGCTCCGCCGCTCCTGCTGCTGGCGCGTTCTTCCCCGAGGAAGAAGAGTCCAAGCCGGTGAAAGCTGAACAGCCGGAGGCTGTGGATGATCCTGTGGCTGAGGTGCTGGCTGCTGCGCTCGACGACGAAGAAGTGTCTGCTCCTGCACTCGATCCCAAGCCCGTTCCCTTGCCGCGTCGGAAGACGAAACCGAAAGTCGAAGCTACGACCGAAGCCAAGCCCGTAGAGGCTGCGCTTGACGCCGTGCTGAACGACTGGGACAGCGAGTAACCCCAACCCTCTACAACTCACCAAGGTATAATGTGCTGCCGCCTCCGTAACGGAGGCGGTTTGCGCTAGGGGGTGATTATGCCAGCATCAACAGATACCATCGCGTTCCTCAGAAAAATACTTGCGACACAAGGTACTTACTGCGCGGTAGCATTCGTTACACAGCCTGATGGCACGATCCGGCGACCGCATCAGGCGTTCAAGACCCCGGAAGACTTGGCCCGCTATGCGCTGGCCGTCGATGCCAAAGGGCATGATGTCTATTTCGCCGTGGCGTCGTTCAACCCACCGCAGAACAAGAATCGAAACTTCCGTGTCCAGTCGAACATCAGGGCAATCCGCTCGCTCTTTCTGGACATTGATGTCGCCAAACCCGGTGAGCCACCGACGGATACCAAGTATCCTGACCAGGTCGAAGCGGCCAAAGCCCTTCGGCTTTTTTGTCGCGATGCGCACCTGCCAAGGCCGGTAGTCGTCAGCAGTGGGTATGGGTTGCACGTCTATTGGCCCATGCTGCACGACCTTACGGCGTCGGAGTTTTCTGAAGCCATGCTGCTGCTCCACGCAGCGGCGCACACCTATGGCCTGTTGTTCGATCCTGTAGCCCGCGACGGCGCGCGCATCCTGCGTGTGCCGGGGACGATGAACCACAAGATTGCCTCCGACCCGCGGCCTGTCTCAATTGCGCTCGATGCCGACCCCAGCGACTTTGCCCAGTATCTCGATACCCTGCGCCAGTACTGCAACGATCACGGCGTCGAGGTGCGCAAGCCCAAAGAGAAACCGGCGAACCCTGTGCCTGAGCTAGGACACGCTCCGCGCACCACACTGTCGGAGCAGGCTGAACCTAACGTAACCGATGACGGCCCCGTGCCGGACTATTATGCCATTGCGGCCCACTGCCCTGCGGTGCAGGAGTTCCTCACGGCTGATGCTGACGTGCCCTACGACCTGTGGATCAGGCACATGGCCATCATGCTGCGCTGTCAAGGCGGTGCGGAATTGGTGCACGAGATTTCCAGCCGGGCAGGTGAGCGTTACGATCCGGCTGAGACTGACCGGCAGATTGCCATTGCCTTGAAGGAAAACGTCCGCCCGACCACCTGCGCTAAGATGTCGCAGAGCACGCGCATTTGCGCGGCCTGCCCGCACCTGGTTTCTACCCCCGACAGCTCGCCGATCCGGTTTGGCTATACCAAGGATGTGGTACAGGCGGCCAAGCGCAACGAAGAGCTGCTCGATGCTGCGGTCAAGGCATCGCAAGGCGAGGTCATCGACCCGCCTGAACCCTATGCTTTCGAGGGTGATGCGGTGGTCAAGCGTGTGGCGCGTAAGGATCAAGACGGCGGTGTCGAGGTCGAGACGTTAGAAATTGCGCCGTTCAAGCTCTATCCAGAGTCTTACGTGCGTGATCCTGTGCATAAGCGCGACGTGTGGGTATGGCGTGCCGTTCGTGCGCCCAAGATGCCTGGCGAAGTAGGGCTTGATGCCGAGATCGAGTTCGAGTCGGCGCTAGTCTATGACCGCAAGCTACTGGCGCAGACGCTGAGTAATGAGGGGGCTATTGTCCCGGTGCAGCACGCGGACGAGTTCGCCAAGTTCGTTGCGGCGTACATGATCCACGCGCAGAAATTCTACGCTCGGCAGAACAAACGTGTGCGCATGGGCTGGCAGCCCGACGGAGTGTTCGTGCTGGGCGGTGTGGAATACACCCCCGAAGGCCCGCGGCCTGGGGCAATCGCCAAGCACATCCGTGTGCGTGAGCATACGCAACCTAAGGGATCGTTGGACAAGTGGCTGCGCGTCATGCACCCCTACAACCATCCCGACCCCGCGCTTGACCCGTTCAAATTCACCCTCGCTGCGGGTTTCGGCTCGGCCCTCATGCGGTTCACCCACCAGCATGGCGGGATTATCAACCTCATTGGGCGCTCTGGCGAGGGTAAATCCACCTTGCAGAAGGTCATCCTGTCGATATGGGGCAATCCCTCCGGCCTCATCATGTCAGCCAACCACGCGACGGAAAACGCCATCATTAGCCTGCTCAATATGTCGGGGTCTATCGTGGTGTGCGCGGAAGAGATGACGCAGATTACCAAAGAGAGCCTGTCTAGCCTCGTCTATGGGGTTACGCAAGGCGTCGAGAAGATGCGAGCCAACCGCTCTGGCGACGTCAAGGATTCGCTTGGAGGATGGGAACTACTCATGGTGTCCAGCTCGAACGCCTCACTGCATGACCGCCTCGTCGAGTCCGGTGGCGAGACGGCAAAATCCTTGAGGATTCTGGAAATTCCAGTTACCCGCTGCCCAGCGGTTACGCCGCAGATGTTCCGCGAGTATGTGGAATCAACCATAATAGAAAATTATGGCGTAGCTGGTCCGATATACGCCGACTACCTTGCTCGCCACCAAGAGGAAGTCGCTAGTGAAGTGCAACAGTGCATGGTCAAGCTTGAGACGCATTTAGACCTCTCGCAGGAAGAGCGGATATGGACGGCCTCGATTGCTTGCACCCTCGTCGGAGGTAAGATAGCATACAAGTTAGGACTCATCCCATTCAAAGAATTTGCACCAGATGTGGAGATACCAATGTTCAAGTTCCTCAAGCAGCTCATTGATGACCAACGCGAAACGATCAAGCAAACCATTAGCTCGGCACCAGAAGTCTTGTTTGCGTTCCTCGCCGAATCCGTTGGTAAGACGCTTGTCGTCTATCGTGGCAAGGATTCCGCCTTCGGCTTTGCTGATCATGTTCCGCGTGATGAGGTGTGCGTGCGATTCGACGAATCCAAGATGCAGCTCGCTATCAGCATTACTGCGTTGCGGCGTTGGTGTGATCGGCGTAAGCAGAACTTCACCATCCTCATGTCGGAGATGCGCAAACAGCGGCTGCTTGTAGCCGAGTCAGTCCAGACGAATATGACCCAGGGCGTACGGCTAGCACCTGTCGTGGTGAAAGCCGTCGTCGTGAATGTGGCGCATCCATACGTCAAGCCGTACTTCGACGAGTACATCGAGCAGTTGCGCCGCTGCAACCTCGATCCTGAAGTGGCCGATGCATCAGACATTCCTGACGAGACTTGGAGTTGATTATGAGCTGGCTAGATTCAATGACCCGTTCGATCATTGCGCCGTTGTCATCCCGACCAACGCGATTTCTCATGACCGTGCCTATGTCGGATGAAAGCCGCCGGACGTGGATGACCGTGGATAATATCGTGCGTGGCTACATGGATAGGCAAGGGGTGATTGTTGCCATTGAGGATTTTCCTGAGCACGCCACGCGACTAGATCCGTGGCCGGACCATCCGGCGCAATACCTCACGTTACTGGCTAACCCCGACCCTCTGGTGCGCGTCGAGTTCTGGCCTACGCTGTTTGCGATTGAGTTCGATTTCAGCCTACTGGATACTGACAAGACGATCGAGGAAGTCTGCGAGATACTCAACGTCCCGGACGTGCATGCGTATCCTATCTCACGCGACTTAGGGTTAGGGACGGATTACGAAGGACGTGATACGACGAATATCCGCATCATTGTTTGGCACTACACCAAGCTGTATATGAGCTACCCACTAGATAGGACACTTGCGAAACAGTACAGCCTCAATATAGTGTGGCATAAAGCCATAGCGGAGAAGTTGAAGGCGTACGATCCTCTGCCTCAGGAAGTGCTAGAGACGCAGAAGATCGTCAATCAGATTGTTGCTAACTTAGCAAAGGAGAAGGAAAATGGGGGTACTCGCAGGATTACTGCTGCTAATCGTGTCGGTAGCCGCGCTGGTACAGGTGGTTGATACGCTTTGGCGTGTCGTTTGGTTTGCCGCGTTCTTCCTATCTCTGTACCTGCTGACTCCGGCCATTATCCCTTTTCTTAGATGATCAAGTCGGGCGACGGCATACCCGGAGTGTTTAGGAGGCCGTCGTCCATTTGCAGTTCCCGCTTGAGGTTTGCCTTCACCGCAGACCGTAGCCTGGTAATCGGCGTCGGGCGCATACCGTACTTCAGCGCGAGTTTCTGCATCTCGACCCACTTCTGCTCGACCAGCCGCATGCGTCGAGTGTCGCCTGCCTTGTAAGCGTCGATGTAAGCTTGTACAAGCTGTGTCCGCACCGTCGTAACTTCCTTCAGGTAGTTAGCCTGTTCTTCCCGACGGCGATACAGCTCCGCGACCTCGATGGGCTGGAATCCAATGAACTTTGACAGGGCTGCTTGCGTCTTGATCTCGTCGGGCGAGATAAGCGTAACGTTGCTGTCGGTGGCGATCCCCTCCTTGCTCCACAGGTAGGCCGTAAGCGCGCTGCGAAGACCGGATAGAGGGATCATATTGACGACGGCTTTGATCAGGTCATGCTGATCCCCCGTTACCGCCCACTTGGAAAGGTACGACAGCCCCGACACCTCGTTGATAAGAATCGACCCAAACGGCCCCGTGAGATTAGCCAGCGCATCCTTGACCTGATCCTTCGGAGCCATCGCCGCAGACGGACGATAGTACGACCCAAGAATCTGATCGACGAAGTTCACGCCAATGCGTCGGGAAATGTCAACGCCCAAGACTTTTCCAGCTAACCCGTAGAGAATGAACTGCCCGACCTCTGGCCCGAACACCCGCATGATACGCGCTTCATCAGATTCCTCTGGCGGCGCGTCGTCGGACTCTATTCCTCTAGCAGCAAGCGCAAGGATAGTAGTCAGAAATGGGACGGCTTTCGACCCACCGACTAGTGCCGACAAGGTAAGCACATTCAGCAGGGACTTCCGTGCAGCGGTCTGTAGCTCCGTAGTAATGTACGCATGGCTGCCAAACTCAGCAAGCGGAATGCGAGAAAGATACTCCGCGTCTTTGTGCGTGAAACTCGGATCGGTCGAACTGTATGGGAATGCTTGGGCATCGTATGCTTTCGCTACCTGGATCAGCGCCGCCTGCATTTGCCGCAGTTCATTGTCGGACAGGCGTTCGTCTGCTAGCACCTTATCGACGATTTCGCTTGGGAACAGCGCCTTGGCCTTGGCCAGCACTTCCTTGGTGCGGTCGCTGATCCCAGGCTGTTTGAACCCGGACTGCAGGTGGTACGCCAGCATGTCCGCCATGATGAACGCGATTTTCTTGAACTGAAGCGCAACGCGCCCCAGCGGATTGCGGAAAATTTCTGGCGCGTTGGCGTAGCTGTAGTCCCCGTGCGTCTTGTCGATGATGAAGGCTGCGTAATCCACGGCCTCCTTGTGCATCCGCTCTAGGGAAAGATCAGATTCTGGCCGCCCAAGCGCTTTGAGGCGTTGCATTTCCAGATCATAGGCGGCAAGCGCCGTGGCTGCACGGTTGACGAGTTCTACCCCACGACCTTTGTTTCGCAAGTGGTATTGGATGACCGCCAACCGCCCACCCATGAGCGCGTCGAAGTCGGAAGCCATCCCGACGTCCAGCAACTGTCGGCTTTGCAGCGTTTCCAATAAGTCTCGATGTCGGGGGTCAAACATATCGAAGTTGACGACCGTCTGCGCCTGGCTGAGCGATAGGAACAGGTCTTTGTAAATGCCGGTGTCGCTGAGCCTAGTGTAGGCTTTAGTCAGTTCTTCTACCGTGCTACTCCACCCATGCCGACCTGCAAGTACGGGCATCGACACAAGCCACGGCTGCGTGAGTTGCAGCAAATAGTAAGAGATATTAGTAAGGAGGATCGACGTTGCTGCAAAACCTACAATGCGATCAGCCAGCCGCCCGATGATCGTATCCTTCTCTGCCGTAGTGTCGTCTAGCCGTGCGAGCAAGGTGTTGAACGCCGTGGTATAGCGCACGTTGTCATCAGGTGGCAGCATCCGCAGCTCACGGCGCATGTTGGCAATGGCAGAGATGCGATCATTCGTAGTCGCAAGCGAGGCGTAGTACGACCCAAACGAGCGCAGCAAGTCGAGCACGTTCGGCATGATCTCGTCGGGGCGGATACCGGCGATGTTTTCGCGCTCTAGCATAGAGGCTGTGCGGATGTCTTTGGCGTTGATGAGTTCAAGCAGCACACGCTCTGCTACTTGCGATACCGATTCCCTAGCAAGCTCTCCGACCGCCATGTCTCCACCGGCATCTACTGCGGCAAGCAGCGTTGCTACTTGTTGTCGATTGAGCTGGTATTCCGTTGCCTCTGCCTGGCGCATGTGATAGGACACCGCAGCATAACCTGCCTTGAGCAACTGCTCTTGGATGCGGACGGCTTCTGCCTTACTGGTCGCTCCAATGTACTGGAAATGCTGCGGATCGCGGCGCATCTCGGCGATGGCATTGTGGTCGGCGTCATTTTCTGCAGCGATGAAGTCATGCGACTTTGCTACGACGACATACTCACCACGACGAATTTGCGGCACATACCCTGCCTTCAGCCGTTCGTTCGTAACAGCGATGATTTTTTGGACGGCGTCGTCGTAGTATTTCTGGATTCTATTCTGCTGTTCAAGCAACGTTCCACTCTGCGCCAGAGATGCCTCCGACCCCAATGAACGAAGTGCTGCGTCTCGCGCGGCAAGCGCCAGCTTGATCTCCGCCCTAGCCTGTTCGATATTGACTCGCGCCATCGTGTTCATGACGGTCTTCACGAACTGCTTAGTCTTGTCGTCTGGCAGGCTGTTGAGCACGCTGGGGTCGATCTTGATGTCTTGCGCGTGGCCCACCTCGATCACGTCGCCTTGCCCGTCGTATGCGATCCTCGTCGGAGTGTCTAGCACACCAGGAAGCGTGCGGGTCGAAGAATAGTGGATCAAGGCTTTTGCAGCAGCCTGGAGCTGGTCATTGTCCAAAGAGGCGGCCAGCATCCCAACCTCTTGACGCACACGTTCCCACGTACCACGGATCGCCTGGCGAGTCGCAAACACCTCGCGCAATTTCTGCGCGCTGGGCAGTTTCTGTTGCAGCGTGTCAAGTAACCTGGATGTGAAGGACAACTGATCCACGATCTTTGTCAGCCCTTGCGACAGGGCTACACGGGCGTCGCGTAGACGGTTCCAGTCTTCTGCAGGAGTAAAGGCGATGTCCTTCGTGGTAGTAGCCATCGCGCGGACGGCATCGGACAACTCTGGATCACTCTCGACACGCTGCGACAAAAGTGCGGTCTGTGCCGGGATCAGCAGGTGCTGGATAATCTGGTCGTCCGTCCATTGGCGGCCTGTGATCGACGCCCACAGCGCCCTGATGTAGGACAGTACGCGCCGCCCCCACCCCATAGATGGCAGGCTTTCGGCCATGCGAGCGATGTACTCTTCCGCCGCGATGCGTGCTTGGTCGGGCTTGTTCAGGTCGAGACCATAGAGCTGTGCTATGGGAGCAAGGTCGCTCCTACGGGTCGCGGCAATCTCGTCGAGCACCGCGTTGAACTGGGCATCGTTGCCAAGGACGGCACGCAAACCAAAGTGGCCAGCACCTTCGTGCGCCAGCACCTGCGCCAAGTGCTCCGGGTCGCGGATTGCGTCGGAAAAGACGTAGATTTTCCCTTTGTGATACACCGCCGCGGCATCAGCACCACGGGCTTGCAAGGAATCCCGAAGGTCTAGCACCTCCGACGGCAGCCGATCCAAGGCAGTGTCGGGATGGACGACGTTGATCTCTACCGGCGCTTTCCAGTTTTGCGTGAGCTGCTCTGCAGCACGGCTGATTTCTACGGCGTGGGCCTTCGGGTCTCGCGCGACAAAAGCTTGATCCCCGACCGCTGCGCGAGCACCTTGGTCAGTCGAGGATTCGGACTTTGGGGATTTGCCCTTCGCTGCGGCTTTGATGTCTTTGAACGTTTGCTGGATTCGTGCGATATTCTCCGGCGTCTGCGGGATACCGTGCTCTTGGGCGATTTGTTCCGCCAGCGATCGTCGAAGGATTGCAGCCGATTTAGGGATCGTCCCATCCGAGATCATCTGCTGAATGCGCGCTTCTATTAGGCGGAACTGCCCATTAATCTCGCTTCTTATGTCTTTATACATTTCTTGAATCGTGCCGATACTTTGCAGTGTGGGCAACCAACCATGTTCTTTAGCAATTTGTTCTGCCACGTTACGCGGTAGTGACGGCTCTGATGTAGTTATTACTCCATTATCAATCATTCGCTGAATGCGGTCTCGTAGATAAACAGGCTTGACTAACGATTCCTCCTGGGGAGCCGCGGTGGCCTGGGCTGCGGTGGGCGCGGGGGATTGGTTGAGCTGCTGCGACGGCGAATAATCGCGCACGAACTTGTCCTCGTTGAAGATCGCGATGCCGAGGTCTTTGAGTGATGTGAACTCAAGCGCGTCGTACCCCGCAGCACGCGCTTTGGCAGCGGCATCGTCGGCCGCTGTCTTGAGGTTTTCACCCTTGCGCATCGTGTCGATCAGCTTGCCGCGCCTGCGGCCCGTTACTTGGGCGAACTCCTTGGTCCCCTCGACAAGCACCTTGGCGTCTTGCTTGACACCAATCCGCTCAATCTTGCCGCCGGTACCGGCGTAGTTTCTGGCGGTCGCCTCGTCGGCCGCGGCGAACAGCGTGCCCTCCGCAATGCCGCCCGAGATGCGCTCGCCCGAATCGTTGGTCCCCCGGTAGATCACGCGGACCACGCCACTTTGCTCCGGCACCTGCTTGGCCGTCTGACGCTTGCTTGGTGTTGCCTTCTGGCCTGCCGGTTCGGAAACCGAGCCAGTCGGGGCAGGCGTAACAGTTGCTTGCGCCTGCGTGGGTTGCGTGGGTTGCGTGGGTTGCGTGGGTTGCGTGGGTTGCGTGGGTTGGGTAGCCTCTTGCGGTTGAGTATAGCGATTGACAAACTCTGCGGCCTGATCACGCTCAGCTTTCGCCATTTTGGCATAGGCGCGCATGATGCTGTCAATAACTGGTCCTGCCATCTTGGCTTTCTGCCCTATGTTGCGGGCGTCGGACAAAAATGCCTTAGCTGCTGGATGCTCTGCGTCTTTTATTTTCTTGGCTGCATCCACTACGCTTGCGTACTGCTGCACAAAATCGGTTACGTGTTTTGCTACCATCTCGAACGTAGAATCCATCACACCCTTTGCAGGAAGCGAATCGGCAAGCAGCCCAAGCATAGACGAGACCACATAACGGGCCTCTTGAAAGATAGGCGATGTCGGGTCTGACGCATGCTCAACGAACATGTCGGCTGTCTTTTGCAAAGCTTGTGTCTTGTCAGATACTCCGGTAATTTTTCCGAATGATTCCGCAAACTTTGACAAGCCTTCAGGCGTAGTCAGCGTAGCCAAGTCTGAGGCAATTGACGAGAGTACTTTATTGACAGCCGCCTGACTCTTTGGAGGAACGTAAGCCGGGTCGGAGGAAATAGTTGCCACGATCTTTTGCGCTGCCTCAGGGGTAATTGATTGAGCGGCCTCTTGCTGCGACGGGAGTCTGCCGTCGAAAAACTCCCTTAGCTGGCGTGCAGTTTCTTGAGTACTAGCGATGTTCTTGTCGATGACCTCCGACGCGCCTTTCTTCACAAGCTCTAGACCTTTAGCGCCTGTCTGCAGCGCTTCGATGCGCTGCTGCAATTCGTCTCGTTTGTTAATAAGCGACTGAATAGATTCTTTGTCTGCATTCTCAGACTGCAAAGACAACGTGCGCTTGATTAGATCACTCTGTCGTTCCAACTGTGAAATGCGTCTAGATACTGCGTCGTGGGATTCTTGCACTACGTCTGCAGCTTTGCCTGTAATGAAGTCTTGTGCCGCGATAGTCGGAAGTTTGAAATCATTGACGTCTTTGAATAGGTTATTCAGCGTAGTACGGTACGCATCTGCTTCAGGCGTCTGATACATAGAGCGCACGAAGAAATCAGCAACCACGCGCTCTTTCGGCATGTCAGTAGTTTGTGCCAACGTGTCGATAAACTTATGTGTTGCAGTAGGCGTATCCAGTGCAGAAGGAATCTTCGTGGCAATCGTATCAGCAATCTTTTGCTGTACTTCTGGCGTAAGGTCAGGCACAGACCCCATGAGGTCTCTAATAATAGTACGCGCTTCAGGGGCGATCTGAGGTGCAATTTGTGGTGCAGTCGCTGTCTGTTCTTGCGGTTTAGGCGCGGCCTGGGCAGTATCTTCCGCTTTGGTTTGCGTTTGCTCAGGCCCTCCGACGATCTGCTTGGGCGCGGTAAATCCACGCACGCCACCAAACGCGCCACCACCAATAGCCCCGCCCACTGCGCCCTGCTCGAACGCGACTGCAAGTTTGTCCCACGACGTGTTACCCAAAGCCGTAGTCTGCCCGAGCACAGCGCCGACGTTTTGGAGACCTTCTTCAAGCGCATTGGTCGCAGCACTACCAGCGCCTACAGACGCTGCCGACAAGCTACGTGCAAGCATCATCCGCGGCAAGGAGCTGGCTTGCTCGAACGTTACTGGAATCCCTCCAGTTGAGACAGCCTGCCGCAGCGCAGCGCTATCGACCTTGGCAGCCTTCGACGGCAGCTTGGACAACAACCACATCTCAGGGCTGTACTGCGGCACTACCGCGCCCATAATGAGAGAAGCGCCGCCTCCGACAACGCCACCAATCGCGGCAGCTCCTAGCCGTTGTCCCACGGTACTGTCGGGGTTTTCCATTGCCGTGTCGCCAGCGGCTTGACCGGCTGTAAGCGCGCCTTGGACAATGGCGTTTTTTACCGCGGCTCCGGCTACTTTTTCTGCAGTTTCTTGCGCGACTTTTTTACCAACCAAACCTAGAGCTGCACGACCTAACGTGCCAACACCCGTAGCCACTGCCCCACCAGCAGCAACTTCAGGCAGCGCCAACAAAATCGGAAGCGTAGCCGCAGCACTGCCAACAAGCTGACCGCCATAGTAAGCTAGAGCACTGGTTGGGTGAGTTATGGCCGCCTTGAGTGTACTACCAAGGCCGCCCTCAGACTGCTGTAGCATTTCTCTGGCAGCAGGAGACATGCCCTCTACTTGAGATTGGTTCCATTCGCCAAGACTGCGATAAATATCTTCTGCTGGTTTTAGCCCTGTAGCAGCGCCGATACCGGCAAGCCCTTGAGCAACACCCACAGCCCCCTGTTTGGTGCTCTGCCAAAATGTGCTCCACTCGCCAGCATTGGGGTCGCCTAGCAAAGCCGCAGATACGCCTACAGGTTGCAACGCAACCGGGTGGTACCCTGACCGCGCATAAGCTTGCCCAAACAGATCACCGTCGTTAGGCTGGGCGATAGGGGGTTGCGCCTGAAACAGGTCATTGCTGTTGTCCGCCATTTCCGGCCCCTCGTGCTTTGTCGATCATCTGCTGAAGTTTTTGCGTGCCGTAGTACATCACTACGTCGCGGGGGATAACCATCTCGCCGCTATCCAATCTTGCCGGGTGCATGCCGTCGATCATAGCAGGAATGCTATCACGCCCTGACATGGGGTTGGGGTCGATGACGAGCTTACCATCGAGCTGCGGACCTCCGACAAGCCCGCCGTCGGCAAAACGCTGCAAGGCACTAGTAACCGGGTTACCTGGCACTGCTGCGCCAGCCTGAGGCTGCATTTGAGGCATTGGCGGTGTCGGTTGAGCACCAGACATGGGTTGAGCACCACCAGCAGCAGTAGATGTCATGAACTGTTGGAGAGGCACAGGCGGTAAGCCCATCTTCTGTGCTAGCGCCACATACTGCTGATAGCGTTGGATTACGTCCAGATTCACAGGGGGCGGCGCACCCGGAGTAGGCGCGTTAGGCAGTCCTAGCGCCGACATGGGTGGAGTAACAACACCACCATCAGCGTAGCCTTTCGGCGCTTGCCCTAGCGCTTGGTTGAGTTTGTTCAACGTATCGGCGCTAAGTCTTCCTTGCCCGTAGCCCATCAAGCCATAGATAGACTTGACCGCATCGTTACGAACCTGGTTTTGATCGACCTGTGCTGCGGACAGAATTTCCGGGCCGTACATACTGGCAAGCTGCCCAAGAGCAAGGTTCGCTACCTCATTGCGCTCACGCAGCGCCTCTAAAAATTTAGATTCGTTAGGGTCTTTCGGATTCGCCGCACGGCTCAGCGCATCCAAGGCAAGAGCATTCTTTGCGGCTTCAGTAGCGAGCAGCGATGCAGCTTTAGTGGCGTCCCCTTGAGAGCGGGTGAAAGCCTCTAGCAACGCTGAGTTAGCAACATTCACCTTGCGCGCTTGTGGGTCGGTAGGTGGCAGCGGGTTTCCAAGCGGGTCTGTAGGTGGAGGAATAAAAAGACTCGGCCGCCGGGCTTGAGCTTGGGACTGATAATACTGCGCCTGCGCGCGTCGGAGATCATCCGTCCCGTTGGCAGCATTGAGCATCGCGCCATACTCCTGCCCAAGCAGGCCAGTTTCTCCTTGCAATGCGGTGCGAGCGCCAGCGCCATACTCCGACAACTGACGATCTGCTAGCGTGCGGACGAGCAACCCTTGATCTTGCATGGCGGTGCGGGACAGCGCCCCAGTCTGACCCATCCACTCACGATTGACATCAATAGTGCCTCGATCCAGTTCGTTCAGACGCCCGAGCAGAGCGTTCAACCCATCCGCAGTCAATCGCTGGCCGGGGATATTCGTCGTCAGCCCATGCTGGATCATGCTACGCAGTTGCTGTGCCTCTTGGTTGCGATCGTTCCAGTAGGTCGCCGGGCTGAACATGCTAGGCTGCGGAGGGTTACGATAATCCGGCATGTACTGCTGGATCGTAGAACGCACACCTTCGGGTATCTGCGCAGCCATCGTCTGGTAGTTCTGGACAGACTGGTTGAACTGCTGACGCAGCGCCGATGTGTCTGGAATCGAACTACCCTGCGGAGCAGTTTGCGCTGGCGGAGGGGCAATCCCTGTAAACACAGGAACGCCGTTATCCGTGCTCTTCTGGATCGTCGTATCGCCGTACTGGTAGGTGCCATCAGGCATCTTAGGCATGGCCAGTCTCCTTATGACCAGCGGCGAGGCTGCGCACTAGGGTCGTCGCCCGCCAAAAATCGAATCGTTTCGCGCTTGAGATCACGCAACGCCTCATACCAAGAGCGCATAAACAGGTCAGCGTTCAGCACGTTCGACCCATCCGCGTCGTTATTCCGCAAAGCCCGGTAAGCCATCCAATCAGAAATAGCCATCGCGTACTCTTCTGGCAAAGGGATGTCATCTCCGATGTCTATCGCATCAGGAACATAAGCCCTTGAGACAACGAGGTGATATACCTGATCCGGGATCGGATGGAGAATTAGCCGCTGCTGCGCTGCGTCAGTAGAGTATGCTGAAGGGCATCCGCTCCACACCCGCAATTTCATCCGCCGGTTGTACTGCAACAGGTAGAACTTACGTTCAGGCATGAACACCTGAGTGACTGAGATGGTGCCTTCTGGCACATCATATCCTTTCTCGCCTGCGAACGTATAGAGGTCGAATTCGTCAGTGAAAAAGTGCGTCTTGCGGGCAAGCTGTTTGAGGCCCTCGTTGAGATACCTAACTAAGGCATCGTCCGAAAACAGGTAGGGCTGCTGCTGATCCCTGAGTACTTCCGCGCGCACATGAGAAAGGAGGTCATCAACCAGCATGGCTTAGTCCTTAGACGTCTGCGAGGATGTCGGCAATGTTGTAGTCATCAGTGCTTGGCTTGGAAGGCTTTACTACCTCCGACACCGCAGCTACTTCCGGTCGACGAGGTTTACGGGTTTGGGTAGCAGTTGACGCAGTAGAAGTCTTTGCGGGTTTGTCAGGCTCAGCCACCTGTTCTGCAGGAACCACCTTTCTCGTTTCTTGATCGACTTCGACGACCTCGAAGGACCCCATCTTCAACAAGGTATCCGAATAGAGGAAAAGGCGTCCGCTATTATCCCTGAGCATCTTCATGATTGTCTCCAAAAAATAGGGGGCTTGCGCCCCCTATGTTACACCACTTGTCGGCGCAATGCCATCACTTGATGTAGGCAACCGCAAGCGCTTCCGGCTTGATGACCTTGTAGCCATACACTACGAGGCCACGAATGAGGTCGCCGAAAGTCCGCTCGGAGCGGATGGTCTCGGTCTTAGTGAGCTGCGTAGCGAACGTCGTCGCGTAGCGATGCCCAGCAAGAATCACCGAACGCCAATCACCAGTGCCGCTGGTGTTGATCGGCAGCAGGTTGGAGTTGTAGATGGTAAAGCGGTCGATCATCCCGACCATGCCGTTGCGCAGGGGGGACGTAGTGTCGCCGGTGATGTCGACTTGACGGATGTCGGAGAGCTTGAGCAGCGTCGTCGCCCAGAACGGCATGACGAGGAACCGCCCATCTTCCGGCACATTCTGCTCATCGAGCGCTTGGCCCATGTACAGAATCAGGTCGAGGATCGTGTTACGGTCAACCGCAACCGCAGCAGATGGGGTGCCAAGGTTGATGTTGCCAGAGACACGCCCGGCATTAGCGCCCTGGTTGGCAGGAGCAGCATTAGCAGGCATGTACGCCAGCACTTCCGTATCGAGTACGATCTTCAATTGCTCGGCAGCATCGCGGGTCCAGAGGTCCATCTGGTTGATGTCCTGCTGCTTGGCAACCACATCGTCGATAGCGGCTTGCCAGTACTTACCCTTGTCGATCAACAGCTCGATCGTCGTCGCGGTCGGGAAGTCGGTCTGCAGCGGCTCTCCAATCTGGTAATCCCGGATGGAGATGGTGGGCATCGTACGGATGATCACCTTGTCGCCGTAGCTGGAAATTTCACCTTCATAATCGGTGTTGGTGATCTGCGACAAGACCGTGGCATCGTAGTACTTCTCGATGATCTTGGTCGACCAAATTTCCGGGATGAACACACCGGAATAGTTGGGGTATGCCCCATTCGCGTTAGGGTACGCAGGGTTGGGGGCGACAGGATTACGTGGAAAAGGCATGATCTACTCCTTATCGGGTGAAATCGACGCGGCCTTCGCGCTGAGCGCTGAAGATTTCACGTTGCAGCGCGTCGAACTCTTTTTGAGAATACTTCCGCCTGTCGCGGAAAACCTGGGCAATTTCCGATCGCGTCCAAATCCTCTTTTCAGTAGAGGCTGGCGGCGTCGGACTCTTGCCGCGCGAAGGGGCCACTTTCCGCTCAAGGTTCCTGGCTGGTTCTGCAGTAGCTTGCGTCTGCCCTTTGCCGGTCAAAGCCTTGTATTGCTCGAAAATGTCCGCGATCGCGTCGACATCAAAATTCGCCATGCCCTCTTTCACGAGGGCCACGCGCGCACGACTGGACTGTAGCCACTCGATGAACTCTGGCGAGCTGTCAATCTCTCGCCAATCCGGTACCCGCTGCGCCAATGCTGCAAAGAACCGCTCTTGCTGGGTCTGCTGGGTAACGACTGCAGCTTCCTTGGCCACACGTTCCGTAGTCCCCAAACGCTCTTGCAACTTGGCAATCTTGCGGTCAATGGCGCGATAGACCATATCGACGAACTCGCTGCCAAATTCCTGACGATCTTCGGTGTCGTCGAACGAATCCTGCGCGGGCGCGGATGGAGTATCAGGCTTGTGTGCTTCCGCCATTTGCGACAGTAACAGCTCAAGCCGCTTAATCTCTTCGTCCTTGGCTCGAATCATCCCTTGGAGCGTACGGAAACGCTGCTCGGATTTTTCCAGCTCGGCACGAATGGCTTGCAATTGCTCGGCCATCGGATCAGAAAGACCAGCAAGTTCAGGTTGCGAAGGCTCTTGATTAGGGGACGGAACATCGTTCGTAGAATCCGGCGATTGCATATCCGCAGCCAAGTTCTGGCTATCGGTTGGCATTTCGTCCGGGCGTTCTACGGGGCCAATGGACACTTCGGCTGACTGTGCGGACATCTGCTGGGCCAAAATCGCCTCAGCTTGCTCCCGCTGCCGCCGTACTTGTTCAGGAATAGCCATCTTTAGTCCTCAGTCGTGATGAAAGAAACTAGAGTGCGAATCGTGCTCAAAGCCCCCTGCACTTGATGAATGGTAGCAATGTCCGTGCAGGAAATCAACTGGGCGATGTAATCATCTTCCACTTTTCGCAAATAGTCAAGTACTGCCGGGTAATTCCGCAGCGATTTCAATTGCCGCAGCTCATTCGGGTCAGGTCTGCGCACGATCAAACTCCCACACTAGAAATGGCGGATGGGCTAGCCACATCCATTGTCGGAGTACCCGGAGCATTAGGCAATGCCTCGTTCGATGGGGATGGAGCTTGCATTGGATTTTGCTGCGGCTCCGTTTGCAACCCCGCAACCTTGTTCGGCGGCACGATCTTATTGACGTCCATACCCAGCGTCTTGGCAATCTCGCGCAAAATGGCAGCACGTCCTTCGACTCCGACGATCTGGCTGTCAATCGGATTGGCCGTGATTTGGAGGAACTCGTTACGGCGCATGCGCAAAGTTTCGAGCTGCATGAGGCTGGCCACCCCGCGAGCAACCACCTTGGAATCGCCCTTGATATTCTCGTCGTCGGAATAGATCATGTTGTGGGTGAAGAGCTGCTGCAAGAGCGGTGTCATGATGTGCGAGTCAATCGTCTGAACGACGGACTTGATGCCTTTGTTCGCAGCATCGAGCAGCATAGATAGTCCCGACGCCGTGCGAGCCGGACCGCTTACCCGATCAGACCCTGCCATGTACCGTGGGATCAGCGAGAAGTCGTCCGCCAAGGCGTAGAACCTGTCGAGCACCGTCAGCAGGTCTTGCACGTTTGTCGTCGGCTGGAAGAAGTCGACCGGCCGCAACGAGTTGTTACCGAACTGCGAGTCATTGACCTGCCAAATCTTCCACGGATGCAACGACGTTATGTCTTCTCCGGCTGGCAGACGATCTACATTGACTACCACCTGTGGGCCAGAGGCAATCGCCATGTTATTTACAAGCGAACGGATAGCCGCGTTGCACACCCCTTGAATGTCCGACAGAGTGTCGTACATGGAGTAGCCCCAAAAATACCCAGGGATCGGCTCATAGCACGCCTTGTAGTAAGGACGGCGGCCCATCGGATCATCGTTCAGGACGGCCTTGATTACCTGGTCGTCGATGAGCCACACCGTCGCCTCGTAGAACCGTTGCTCGTCTCCGTCGATGCCCTTCACGCCCCACTCACGCAAAAGAGCCCCGCTCACAGGGCCATGAAATTCCAGTACATCGACGAAGTTGGAATACTCCGACGTTGCCATTACCGTGGGGTCATTTGCCTCTTGGCCGTTCGATGTCTGCCAGTGGTCGATCCACCGATAGGAGCCTCGCGTTTGCATACGGGCAAGGATTACACGAATCGCAGCCTCGTCATATCCATCGACGTCGATCAAGTTATAGAGGTCGTTCGCCGTCAGCGTCAGGTGCTCGATGATGTACCCTTCCTGCGGTGTTGCCGCGCCCGGAGCGGGGTAGATGTTGAACGGATCGACCGCCTCGAACTCCATCACGATGTCGGCCTTGATCTCAGGAACATACGTTCCATCGACGACAGACCACGTCATCGTCTCTCGCTTGCGGAAAATCGGCCCCTTGAGGATTGCACCAGGGTATGTTACAAAGTGCGAGATGAACTCAGAGAATGCGTCAGGAAATCCGCCTTCAGCGAGCTGGTCGGCGATCAGGTCAGCCATACGCTGCGCACGGGACTCTGCAATGTCCTTGAGTTTAGATCGTTCCATGTCAATGCGGTCATTGAGCAAACCCAGCACATCGACGTCGGAGAGATTCTTACCTGCGACCACCATCGCAGCAACCTGGGCGCTAACCTCCTTGCGGACTTCAGAAATCTTATCGGCTGGCAGATCAGGCTGTGGCGTAGCCTCGATCGTCCAAGGACGCTCCTCCTGATTGAGGAAGATGTCTTTCAGCCACGCCTCTAGAATGCGAGCCTTGTTTGCCACAATACGGGCATACTCAGTCGAGCCGCCAGTAGTCATGATCTCACGCAGCTTGGCAGGTGTGTAGATTCCCTGCCGGGCATACCTGGCTTCTATGAACCGCTGCAAGTCTTTTTGCTTGTGCTGATGCGCTTCGTCCCAGCACTTGCGGATATAACCCGCAAGACCTGACAAGTCTGCGGGAAACTGCACATCTTCACCATCTATGCTTTGGCTATCCGCCTTACGCTGTTCATCAACGACTTCTTTCTGCGACATCACGCGGATCAACCCAATTGCGCTAGCCATTTAGCACCTCACGAAAATTATCCAAACGCCATCTTGGTGGTTTCTACGCAGTCGTTGGACCAAGTGCGCCGCCGCGCTACGCTTACCGATTGCTGGCTACCCCACTGCCCCGATAATGTATCAGAAGAAGTAGTCTGTGCGCCAAAGCTTACCTGGTAAATCGACGAAGCAATTTGGGAAAGAGCACCTGCAGCCCGCATCTGGATACTTCGCAAGGCCGCATCAAGCTTGGCATTGGTGCTCGTCGCAGTGGCCGCTAAACTCCAAGAGGCATGGTCGGCCTGTAGTCCGGACAAAGAAATCTCAGCATTAGCAAGGTCTCTTGAAAGGTTAGCCTGAGCTTTCGATTCTTCTGCCCTAAGCCTTTGCTCTTGCGCCGAGACAGCCGTCGATAGCACCTGCATGGCCGAGTTAGCAGCCGAACGGAGAAGACCAAAATAGTTGCGCTGTGCCCGCGCAGCCGTGTTGAACCGCTGCATTTCCTCATTGAACACCGACAGGGTAGAGCGCAGATAATCCTCATACGCAGAAATGCGCCGTTGCTCGGCAGACCACAGCCTCCGGTAGGCATCGACATTCGCAGACGTTACCTGAATGCCAGAAGAGTCCGCACGGATAGCGGCCTCATACGCAGCAAACTTATCAGTAAGCCAGTCAAACGCCTGAGAGTAATTCCTCACCGCCTGTTTGTACGCCTCGACATTCTGCTGCACGATCTGCAGGTTGGCCATTGCGCCCTCGATTTGCGCCGCATACACGTCCAAGGGAATCACACTACGTTCGACTTCCAGCCTGGCTACGTCGGCGCTTGCCTTATAAACCCCCACGTCGGCACGATACATCAGCACTTGCGCCTGAGCGTTACTTACACCGATGCGAGCAAGGGATAATTCATCTGCCTTGGCAGCCGCCACATCGAGCACGCTATCCACATAGGCATTATACGCCTCGACATGGAGCCTCAACCAGTCATAGAACCGGTTGACGATCATCGCCAAGGAGTTATACACCGCTGCAGCGATCTGGATATTGGCGCGATACACCTTCAGATTCTGCTGCACATAACGCATGTACAAAGCGAAGTGGTAACGTTCAACGCGCAGAGCTTGAGATACGGCTGTACTTAGTAAGTCCATTGCCGCCGCATATACTTCGCTCATCACCTTTTTCGCTACCTCGTACTCGGCCTCGACCTGCCGGTCGGACACCTCCAACGTTCTGGCCATTACCGCGCCAGTCGGCAACGAGTATCCGCGAGCAGCCCCGTCGTCGAGAATCTTGTCCAGCGCTTGTTTGACCTCAGACGAAAGAGTACGAGTATCAGACGAAACCAGAAGTCGTTGCACTACCTCCGACACCCACGGGGCAAACTCGCGGCCAGCCAGCACATTCTTGACTCGCGCCTGAAGGTCAGCATCCTCAGAAAGGACCAGATCATCCTGCCACGCCAAAAGTTCTGGTCGGAACTCGAAATCCGCAGAGTCCGGGTCATCGAGTAGGATAGGCTCCAACGGGTTCAAATAGAGATGCAGGCGTTTCGGCTGCTGCAGCGCAGGCCGCGATCCATATGCCAATGATGGAGCCACCACGTCAGGCATCGACGGTGGCACAGGCAGGTCAAGCAGTTGAGACGTCGGGTAATTTACCGGCGGAGCAGAAGGGTTTGCGCCAGTTATAGGTGCCGACGGTTTCGCAACAGAGTAAGTAATTGCCGGGATTGTCGGCGCTTGGAAGTCGTAATTTATAACAGATTGAATAGCGTTATATGCCACGCTCGACAGCGGCGGAAGTTGGTACGTGTATGTTGGTGGCTCACCGCTTACACCTGAAGACGGAGTGCCAATAGAGCTGAACGGGATTGTTTGAGCGCTTATTATCTGTGGAGATGGAGGATTCAACGAATAATTCGCAAGCGATACCTCAAAAAACTTTTGATCTCCGATCAGCGTAAATACCGGGTTAGATACCGTATCTGGAGGTATCTGCAGAGGTCCGATAGAGTATGTCGAAAGGCAAGCCATACTAAGCTCCTTAGGTCGTAGCCGTGCGGAAGATAGTCTGAGCAGTATTGCTGTCGGAACGGGTGAAACTATCGGCCATCGACGCAGAGAAGTCGATACTCGTACCAAACCTCAATCCGGCCGAAGTCATCTGCGAAACAGACGCGCGCATCCCCGACAGCCTACCAGATACTCGCGCAGTTTCCGCATCCGCCAAGGTCTTGTAAAAGTCGACATACGCATCCGCAAGGCGAATCTGCTGTTGCTGAGAGTCTCTATAAATAGAAATGATGGCGTCGGCATACCTAGAAGTAAGTCTGGCAATCGCGCTGTTGGTAGAAGAAATTACTGAGTTGTTCGCCGACGCTGTCTGATTCCGCAACATTGAACCTAATAACCCAGCTCGCTGATTGTCGTTAGCAACATCGGCGTTGATCGCAGCAGCCTCGTTAGCCATATCAATGTTCAAAGTATCGCCAAGACGAGACAAGATAGTAGCTCTTGTCTGAGCTGCCTGCGCCGCAACCGTAGCCGCCGACTGGATAGCCTGGTACGAGATAGCCTCCGCAGAGGCCGATTGCGCCGAGACTTTCTCTACCTCAGCACGATTCTGCGCGATGACTGCCTCATTCCTCAGCCTGTCGGCATGATATTGCGCCCGCTTGGCCGCGAGGTCGGCCGCCCATTGCGCGGAGGTAGCCTCGAATTGCGCAACTCGCACGGCCAGTGTCTGAGCCTTTGCCCTCATAGCTCGCATCTGAGCCGCATACGCAGACGCCAGTGCCCGCATCTGGTCGATCTTAGCCGCAAACACCTGAACCTGCGCCGTCTTGACATCCTGCTGCGCGGCGTAATTCTCCGCCTGCGCGCGGTTGATGTCTGCAACAAGCATCTCGTTACGCACCTGCTGAGCGAACAGCCGTGCCTGAGCTTTTATTTCTGCCGCCTGCGCCATGTACTGTATGACTTTCGCCTGTGCTTGCGCGTACTCTAGGTTAGCCTTCTGAACGAGCTGCTGAACGCGGTCTATCTGCGCCAGAGCCTCTGCCAAAACGAACTCGAAGTCGGCGTCATACAGCTCGCCTTCGATTGCAGCCAGGGTTTCATAAGCCTCTGCACACAGAGTGAGAAACGCCGGATGTACCCGCATGCGAACTCGCCAAACGAGCGCGTCATAGTCCGTCTGAGCCTGCTGCATCTTACGAGACCGGTACCTACCCATATACTCGGCCGCATACACTTCCTCGTAGTCGAACCCAAGACGAGACCACAACTCCGACACCCTGACGCCGTGGCGATCGACGGCTGTAGCGACGTTCTTGAAAAACCCATCATCTACCGCAACGACAAACGTCCCGGTCAAGACCGCGTTGATCGTGTCAAGCGCATCCCGAATCTGTTGCAACGTGTAGGGTTTGCGTTTGAATGTGTTTTGTGTAACAGATGACAATAGATCTTGTATTTGTGGTATTTGTATTTGTTGTACTTGGAACGGTTCTAGCGCAAAGTCAGGCATCGTCGGGATAGATAAAGCCGAAATGACGACCTGAGCAGGCTCAGGAAGAGAGTAAGTAGTTGTTGTAACAGACGGAATCACCGGAAGTTGAATGTCTTGAACCGATAGAGGAGTAGGGGCAGAATAGTTCGGAATGGAAAAATCGTAAGAGCTTATGGAGAATGAACCAATCGCGGGGGCGGTGAAATAAGAAGGTGTGTAGTGGTTGATCTGAATAGACGGTAACTGCCCAAACGAAGATGTATTGGCGTAAAGGTTTAGCTGTCCTGAAAAAGATGAGGTTAGAGAAGGCGTGCTTGATACGTGCAGGTTTAGATTGGGCAGTGAGTAGGTAGAGATAGTGTAGTTGAAACTTGACGATAAATCTCCAAGTAACTCATCCGCGTACGTGCGGATAGTGGCTGCAAAATCTTTCACATTATTTATATTTACTATATTGCTTTGCGCAGAAGTAACTACCTGCTGATGCACAGGACCAGTATCTGGCAACCCCAAATTGAGATACACATCCGTGTATATGAATTGCCCCATCACACTCTCCTACGGGTTGGCGTATATTGCGCCTCGATGTACTCAATACGGAATGGCGCACCAGTAATACTGAACGACATCCACGTCGAACGAATACCTCGCCCTGTCGGAATTCTAACAGCAGAAGGAGTTTGTGAAAACCGCGGCGATTGATAGGAAAAGACTTGCTGCTGGCCGAAGGCGTTTTCAGCTCTGACAGACAATAGCAACTTACCCAAGCTCGCCCCGTACACATAGACGTAATTCAGATGCTTTTCCTGCCGCACAGGAGCCTGCGCTTCGGCATTTCGATCTAGCAAGTACCCAGTCTCCACGCGCCCCGTAGAAACCGTACCACGGCCCGTATAAACGCCTCCAGGACCAAAGCCGTACTGGACTCCGACGAACTCGCGCACGGGCAAATTGAGATAGCGGCTCATGCCCCATGACCGAAGATCAGTAGTCCAGGCTGACAGAGGGTCGTTACGCTCAGGTAGCGCGCGCGAAGTGGCAGCAAACAAGTCGGAAACGACCTTGAGTGCCGAGGATTCGACGAATGCGCTAACAGAGATACCAAACCGATCACGATAGAAGACGTTATTAGACAGGTCTGTCAAGGCTGCGGAGGAAATGCCGAATCTGTCTCGTACAGTCGTACGAGAATCCAGCCTGACGTAGACAAAATCCGCTATCTTTAACGATTCTCTCGTTACCTCACGAACACTCGCCGACACCTTAGACCTGATGCCAGCACGTTCGATCAAGACGAACGAGACGAACGACTCACCGAATACACGTGATCTGGCTCCGACAACATCGCGGGCGAACGCGGCATTCGGTATGATGAACGCACTTGTAGAGGCTCCAAGAATATCACGAGTGCTACTAGAGACAGCCACTATAGGCTTAGACGATACGGCGAATGAGTCAAAGGCATGTGAAAGTAGCGAATAGTCTACAAAGATAGAATCTAAAATAGAAAGCTGCTCTCTAACTCTAACTGCTAAAGTATCCACATAACGCGAAATTGCGTAAAATTCTTCAGTAATGACTGGATACTGAGGTAATTCTTGAACTGAATCCTGAATATGGCTACTAACACCAAAAAATTCCCTAACGATAGTCAAGGAACCAGACAGGGAAGAATCAGATATGTAAAATCTATCAGTCAATTTGCCAAACGGCGCATCCGACGCCAAGGCGTCGGATATAGCTGCTATCAAATCTCTAGTAACAAAACCAGGGGCAGAGTATCCGTCAGACGCAATGAAAGAATCTTCAACGAATGATAAGGTCGTCTCGCCATATGAAGTTACTATAGACCCAAAAGATGATGCCCTTATAGCTAGCCGCTCTCTAGCAATATTGTCCATCAGTAGCGTGTTGCAGAGAATGTGAAAAGTATCGGTCTCGATATGAACTACACCGGCAATATCGTAGATAGTGTCTGCAAACTGAACGCCCGACTTTACGGCGAACGTTTCTTGACAAAGCGCATCCATTTTAATCCCCTATATCAGGCTATACGATGCCACGGGAAACAACCAAAAGGCACAGAATCTAGCGGAATCTGATCTGAAAATATGTAGTTTCGTAACTCAAACGCTTTTTGAGATTCCAACGGAACAAAATAAAAATACTCTGGCAAATATACTATATCTGAAGATGAAAATCTATCCGGAGAAATTCTAGTACTTATATACAATTCCTCACTACCTCCGCAGTGCAACTTGAAATACTCCACTGGTGGAGGAGATTGTAGCGGGTTTCCATAATCCTTGAAAGAATCCCAGAGAGAATCAGTTACGAACATGTGGCCTTGGTACGGGTAAGAGATATGGCCATAGGATATTCCCGAAGGATCATTAGTACGCAAGGCGTAACATAAAAATAAACTATCATAACACTCTAATGCATATATGTAACCAGTCAGCAATTGGTAGTGATCTCCAGGGTCAGAACAATAACACTCAGAATCAAACTCTATAACCTGATTTACCGACCAATCCTCGAAGGACAAGACAAACACGCCCGCGCGAGAATCCTTTACGTCTAGCATAACTATCGTACCGCGCTCATCACCAAAGATATTGCACTGATTCCGAACGTATTGCGGAATGGATAGCCATCCAGTAGAGTAATAAGTTCCAACGGCTGATCCGACAGCGTAGGCGGAATTTAGGGCGAGATAATTATCCGGCACCCACGAGGTAAACCCAAAAAAAGAAAGTGTTTGCGACAGAGTGCTCAGCTCGCCGTACGAGTTTGTAGTCAATAAATCGTAATAACCCGCCATATTTATTATATTCCTACGCAAAGAAATATATCTACCAAGATAGTTCCTATAAAAACCCGAGTAATAAAATTCTAACGTGATCGGTTCAAAGCGCGTATTCGTTCTGCTATAATATTTGAACCTACCAACACAACAATACGTATCTAGAACGAAGAAAGATTTGTATGGTGCAAGCTCGAACCCAGGAACACCAGAAATAGGTAGAACTGAAATAGTGTCTGCATATGGATTGTACGGATTGAACAATACGTATTTGCCATCCAATGAATTCCATGTCTTATATCTGAAATAATCGTACAGTCTAGCCGTATAAGCTGGTCTACCATTCGGAGTAGGGCCAAAAAGAATAGGCTCATTTAGATAGGAGTAGTCGTCCAAAAAATCAAACGCGTAGTAATTGATAAGAAAATCATCTTCGCGCACTACACCAAGATTTGGCAAGTACGGAGTTACAGGAACACAAATAGCGCCACTATCTCGCACGGAAATATCGACACTTGCAACCCATTCTGGACTGCACGACAAAGCTAAAAAATCTTCATAAGAACCAGACGCAAGGATAGCAATCGCCTGCTCATCCGTAAGCAACGTAGCCTTATATATGTCGGTAAATTTCGTCAAACCCAAAGATGAAATCACATCCTGCGCTAGGGAAGTATATTCCCTCTCCCCCTGAAAAATATCGAACTCTATAACAACTGAATGTGAATACGTGGCGTGTCCTAGGCCATTTTCTTCATAGCACACATTCGTTGCCATCGATCGCTCAGACGGAAAAAACGGATTCATCAAACTAGTAAACTTAGTAAATGCCCATCCGTGGTCGAATGAAACAGCCTTATTGGAATAGAACCACTCCAAGAGAGGGTGCGTAAGACGAATGACTACACCAGAATCTATGAGCCGCTCTAGTTCCGCATCATCCTGAGGAAAGCACTCGTCCGTAGGAAACCCGCCAAAAACCCAAAACAGATCGGCACTTCCGTCAGCGTTGGCTCCAAGCCTATCCTGCGCGAGGACGTCATAAAAATAAGCTATGGTAATTAGCTCGTCGTTGAAATCATAATCCTCGTCTGCAGGCATGATGGCATGGGTATCCGTTATCGAATGCCGCAAAGTAGGGCTCAGCGACAAATAAACATCCCTAACAGCAGAATCAAAAGACGCTCCATCACGCGGCAACGGCATCAAGAGAATCCCGCGCGTACCAATTTCACAAAGGAACGGCTCCCAAATCCTCTCAGGATCGACAGACTGAATGAACGGCGCATTAGTCTTTGGTGTTCTTCTAGCCCATACGATCCCGTGGGTGCGCCCCCATCGGTAGTCATACTTCAGACTCATCGACAGACCAGAATCGACAGCCTCGTCCAAGGTCAAAGACCCATGAGATTGCAAATCATTATCGGTAAGGCCAGCGGCACGAGAATCCTTCACATACTCGATGTCGGTCTTGTCCCCATCAACCTCCGACGGTAATACTCTCCCAACGCCGAGGAGTAGCTGGATGACCATCGGTAACATGCCGGTATAGCGTCTGGGATCACAACGGTAGCCTTGGAATTTGCTGGAATCGGAAGATACCTTACGGATAGCCGCATCTACTGGCACGCCCAATTTGAGACAAGCTACGTCGGAATAAGGCTTATCGTTAGACAATTCGTAATTAGTCACAGCCCAACGGTTATTATCAAGAAAATAAGTAGTAGATAGCTTTAGAGTTGCAAGAGAGGCAAAATCAGAACTATACCCGGCCAACTCAGCAATTTCACTAGCCGCGGCCACCAATTCTTGATCAGTAGAAATCCCAGTGTAATGATACAAGATAGGAACTACGGTCGTGCCAGGCTTGACGTACTCTTCTTCCTGCGGCCTAGCTACGGCCGCGACATGCTCCCCGACGAAGTGAACCGTCTTGGAATGAGGCAGATTCACGATATACGCCATCCATCCATCGGGGAGATCGACCGCACGAATAGACTGGCCGTAACCGCCCAGCGTCGCCAAAGTCTCGTAACGAGCAGCAAGGTGCAAGCCAGCATCGACGACATGTCGCGGCGGGGGATCTAGGTCATACGAAATCTGGAACCTACTATTCATGGCGCACCTAGAAAAAAGCCCCTGTAGGCAGGGGCTAAATGATTTGAGGGATCGCAGAAATCAAACGTCGAGCAACTGGACCTCATACCCGAGAAGGTACGTACTCCCATTATTCATGGCATACGGCTGGTTGAACCGGGTAGCCGAAACAAGAATACCCGACGTAGCCCCTTTGGCCGAAGACGACAGCAACGCCGCACCGGTGATCGTAACCGAAGACGCCGACACAATATTGAACGCTGCGAGGTTGTTGATGTTCGTCGCAATAGGCTGCGTGATCGTCGCCGAAGGCGTCCAAAGCACACGCGTCGGATTGGAATACCCCTCAGTATCACTTGTAATCTCTGAGGCAGTCGACGGGAACGTCGCAGCAGTCCAGGTCGCGTCAGGCGTAACAGCGCCGGAAAACAGCGCAAGATACCACTGAGCTACCGGAGGCCCGCCAAGCAGCCCGGTCGTGATGAAGTAATTGAGACCTTCGGTCGGGACGACGTTGCTTTTCTCCTCCAGCAGCTCACCATCTTCTGAAAACACCCGATACATACCGCGAGCCATCACCGCCCCACCGAGCAGCGTGCCCTCATTGGTATGCTCTACCAAGCCGCGATCGACCCAACGAAGGAAGTCGCGCCCGTATTTGCGAAGATCACTAGCCATGTCATATCTCCTTGACAGCAAAAATGCGGCTACCTACTCGAAAGAGACGACCGCGAAAAAGAGGCAAGTCCTTGATGTACTTCGCCTGTGGATACTGGATTTCTCCTGATGGCAATCCTACAGCAAAGCCGGAGGTTGTCAAGAAAATCGCAACCTGTCCCGACAAACCACCTCCGACAAGAGTGCCATCTACCACCAGCGCAACACCAGGCGCGGTCTTACCTGCAACAGCCTGCATCGTCATGTCGCTTGGCGTACGTCCAGCGAGCCAGAAAACCTTGTCTGCCGTACCGACGAAGATGCCGTTGGCCACCGGAGCAACCCACTCGATGTACTGCGGAAACATCACATAGTCAATCATCGGGTTGTGCGCACCATAACGCAGCGGTCGAGAGAAGAGCAGCTTTGGCCCTCTAGCAACCAGCAGACGGCCATTCCAGTAATCCACCCACTGACCACCAGGCATAGGAACCAAAGGATCGTCCATGTCGTCGCCCGTGCGAACTACCCCGGACACAGAAGTTACTGATTCAGAACGAACCCTAAAAACACCATCAGCGCTAGCAAAAGTAGCGTATCCATTGAGTACCGTCCATGTTATGCGTTGATCGACAGGGTGAAACGGCATGTAGCCAAACTCCGACAGGGTGCTCAAATACCCATCAATTACTCCATACACTATCCCGTCGTGCTCGAAGATCGAATGTGCCGTAACACCGCCCTGAGCCTCTACCCACTCTACGCGAGACTCCACTGCGCCGGTAGGCATAACATCGACGTCAGCGGCATCGAAAAGCGCCTCTACCGGAACATCGAGACGAGACCCAAGAACGGCCATGCCTGCAGGCCACGGCCCTAGCTTAGCAAAAGAGAATCCTTGAGCCATTATCTGCTCCCCATGCGCCTCACTTCTTCGTACTGTCGGACGCACTGGTCGAGTGCTTCTCGGGTGCGGGCTGCATCGGCAGCGTACCTTGCAAGAAACTCTGCATCTGCCCGAGAAAGTCCCGCTCCGGTACATCCAACACCAGCGGTGGCACCTTGGGGCACACCTCCAGCACCTGCACGGGCGGCTGGCCGGTCGCGCAGCCAAACAACGATACGCTGATAATCAGCGGTAATGTTTTCGAGATCACGCTTGTACCCCTCTGTCTGTTTATCGATCGCCGCCTGCAATTCGGCCTCACGCTGGCGGGCGCGCTGCATTTCTTCAAGGTGAGCTTGAGCAATCGCAGCCTTTTCCTTATCCCACTCCTGCTGCACCGCCGCCTTACCCGCACGGTAAGAATACATGGAAAGACCGGAAATGGCCAGAAAGACCCCAACCACAGCAACTATCGCAACGACGCGATTCACTCGTCTTCCCCTAAGTAGGCCGCATACTTCGGCCGCCGAACGATCAGGACATTACGCACGTACTCGCGATTGATCTCAAAGAAGCTCTTGCCATACCCTGCAACGGCTGCCTTGGCCTTCGTGCTGTGATGTTCCACATGTCCAAACCACTTATTGGGATTACAACCAGGCACCGAAGAACACAAACGACGGTCGGTGAGCACCCCACCCAAACCGCCGTTATACGCAGAGAAAGCCATCGCAAGCCGCTCGAAGGGATCAGGCACTTGCCGCAACGATCGGTAATGCCCACGATCCATAAGCACCATTGTCCGCAATTGACGGCGAGCGTCGTACCTATCCTCCCAAGCCCAATCACGCAAACTGGAATCGAGCTTACGCGCCTCCGCAAAGTTGTCGAACCGATCCGTAACTGTAAGCTGCCCAAGACCAAAGCCATACTCACGCGAGGTCTTCAGCTCCGCACGGGGATTCCAGCACTTTGAGTGGGTGAGACTTGGACACGTCTCCTGTTCGACCTGAGCAGGCAACGAAGACACAAGCGGCATGTCGGGCCAGTGAGCTTGCTGCTCCTGAATCAGGACAGGGATGTACTGGTACGCCCTAGCTGGTAACTCCGACGCCCCCGCAGCGCGGATGGCAAACGCGAAGAACAGCAACCCGGCAAAGATCGCAAGCCCGAGGAACACCAGGCCTGCAGCGATATTGCCCTTCATGGCTTCCTGATAGACGTCTTTGGACCGAGCACGATCGAAGAATGCACGCCGAAGGAGATACACCGGCCCCGAGATGACGAACATCCATGCAAGCCACTGCAAACGGATAAGCGTGTCTTGGCCGCCGTCAGGATCAGTGATGTAGTACCACGCCACAACGAATACGGCCAGAAGCCAAAACATAGTAAACCGAACGATACCTTTCATGGTGCGCTCCTTTTATCCACGCGCATATCACGACAACCCGAAATACTTAGCGATTCCGTATGCAAGAATCGAACCAACAGTAGCTATACTAGCAAAAAACCATTTACGAATCTGCATATTTAACTCTTCGGCTCGTTCAAGTTTATCCGTGCGATGTTCCAAACGCTCAACTACATCCATTACTTTTTTCATATTTTCTTTACGTTCCTGCTCGACTTGGTCTATCTTTCCGCTAAGTATGGTAATTTCACCTCTAACCACATTTTGCCTCTCTTCCATGACCGCGAGGCGAGCGACCGCATCGGCCATTTTACCAATAGCTGTTTCCATCTTTGCTTGGTTCTCTTCGAGGCGTTTTTGCGCTTCGACCAAGACGTCGATTTTGCCGACTTTTTCTGCAATACGGCCTAAAAGCTCGCGGTCATCCATCGGTCATCCTTTCGTCCGGTAGTAGTCGGGGAGCTGGGCTCTCGCCTTTTCCGACTCGGCGCTCAATCTGCAATGATCGCGCTCGATTGGCAAAAACAGCAGGTCGATCAACGGGCGTAGGATGCGCCCGACCAACTTTCCCTCCTGCTCCATACGCCACAAGGCTGCGCTGATCGTCTCGTCTGGGCTGCCCTTGCCAAGGGTTATGATCACCCAGGCCAGTTGATCCAAGGCGATCAACAGATTTAGGAGGCGCTGCTTCATACTGCGTTAACCTCCTCTATGGTCGTCGCCGCATCCACCGCCGCTTTGCGCGCCCACGACGTAGCATAGGCTTGCTGCACTTGTAGTGCAATGGCACCAGCGATAGCGAGCAGATCGGCGAGCGACGTCACGGGCATGTCGTTATTGTCGCGGTCTCGCCAGACCGCAGGAATTGGGCCACCAGCTTGCGCGAGCGCAATCGCGCCGTTCAGCAGCTCTTGGCTGCGCTTATCTGCGTCCCACGTGCGCCCAAGGGCCGTCACTGGTTGCTCACATGCCGCGTCGCGCTCTGCTTCGATCTGGCGTTTCTTGGCGGCCTTGGCTTCAGCGAGCATCGCGTCGGGGTGCGGATCAAGCTGAGCTTCTCCAATGTACTCGCATTGACGCAAATCACACGCAGGCACTTCCTCTGGATCACCGATAGGTGTCGTAGCTACAAACAACCCATTCTCGCGGTATTCCGTCGGCACGCGCCACACGCGCACCGTAGCGGGCTTAGTCAGATGCGGCAGCGGGATAGCTTGGTCGTCGATGACGAGAGTGTGGCTGGTGATTGTCAGCATGAGACGCTCCTCAAAAAGCATCACACCTTCGCCAGGCGGCAGCCGTAGTACGGGCCCGAGTCCGCCGGAGCGCCGCCCACGTCCAGATAGAACAACCCGGCGAGCACGCCTTGGCCCCAGTGGCCGCCGCTGTATACAATCCGGTCATTCGTGAATGTGTTGGACGTGAAACCATCGCCGGTCGAGCCGTTGGATGCCGTGCCATCGACGGTGGCAGGGACGATGATCCCCGCCGACAGCAGTGTCGTATCGAACGTGACCGGATAGCCGTTGGACGTCAGCGCCGCTCGGCCCGTATTGATATAGCCCGTGGCGAAATCGCTGGTCGTCGTATTGCCCGGCACGTTGTACTGCCAGCGCCACCAGTTTCCACTGTTTCGCTTAATCCCATCGACCATTTGCATGGCGTTGCCCCACAACCCGACGATGCCGCGCCAAGTGGCCTGCGCGACATCCGCTGCATCGACGTTGGTGGCACTGGATGTGTTGACGCGCCCCTGGCCGATGAGGGCTTGCATGTCGAGCCCGCCCATTTCGATGGTGGCGAGCATCTGGATGGCGGCAAGGTCGTAATAGCTCCACAGGCGGAAGCCTGTCACACCGCCTGTATTGCGGGCGTAGGCATACTGCCGCACCGTCTGAAAATTTATGCTCACCACTGGCAGCACACCAGGTACGGATTGCAGCTTGCCGCCGGAAGCGCTGGCCTGGTATTTGCCCACCCAAATCTGGTCGAGCTCTACTCCGCCCGCGCCGATAAAGGCCGGATGCACGCTGAAGCCGCTGAACGGTTGATCTGAGATCATCCAATACGCTTTACCAGCATAGACACCGCTTGGGACAGTGCCGGCCTTGAAGTAGAACTTCGGGATTCGAATCATCTCCTGACCGTCGATAATTTGCGCGACGATCCCCGCATAAGTCGGGTGGTTATTGAAAAACGCCGTGTCAGTGATCTTGGGCGCGAAGTTTTCGCCGATGCGGACATAGGTACCGGTACCACCGCCGGTGGCGGCTTGAACCAACCCGATGATCTTGGCCGTGTTGTTGAACAACTCAGCAATACGGCTAGATACATACCCAGCTGTCGCAGGGTGATTGTCTGCTGTAGGGGCTGGCACCACTGGCGACACGGTAAACGTCTTGATGCCGGTGATGGTCTGATTGCCCGTCAAATTGACCGTAGTCGAAGCGGCAGCCGCTCCAATCTCCGCCAACGACCACGACACGTCGGCCGACCCATCGAAGCTCTTGCCAGTGTTGCCGATAGTGATCGTGCGGGCGGTGCCCCATTTGGCTGTGGTGATGTTCGCGGATCCATCGAAGTTTGTACCATTGATCGTGCGAGCGGTTTGGAGCTTGGTGGCGGTGTCGGCGTTTCCGATTTGATATGCGATCGAACCTGTCGTATCTGTGCAATAGAGATCAAACCCGTTACCTGTACGAACAAGGTAAATGGTGTCAGGTTCGAGCTGTTGAGGAAGGTTAGAGACGACCTTCGAAAATCGAATCACGGCCATGTCAGCCCCTTACTAAGTCACCAACCCGCTACTTCAAGTCGAGCACGTGGAGGCTGCCCGTTATAGGTGAAGTCACCATTGCCGTCTTCACCAATCTTGTCCAACTCAGTTTTATTAGCATGGGTATGGCTGTTGGCGACAGCAGCATCAATAGCAGAAGGGGAAGAAGCTGGAGCACCTTGAATGTTCGACCATTGAACAATGACGTCCATCGATTCGAACTCGGTGAGCTTGATCCATTCAGAAGTATCAGCCTTCCAAATATAACTCGCTGCACCACTTGCAACAGTCGGATCACCAGTCGCATCCAACACATAAACCAACTGACCATTGACCGGTGTCAAAGCATTGCGAGCAGCAATATCATTGGCGATTTGAATGCCAGAACTTGCATTGATCAGATTAATAACATCCTGCTCAGTAATGATACGGCGAACAGCAGTAGCATCTGCGTTCGTCACATACATTTCGACATAGTCCGGCTTTGCCGCAGGTGCAACAAGATAGATCGAATGGCCTTCCAACGTGCTGGGAAGAGCGGTCGTCTTATGGATTTTGATTGCTGGCATGGTACTTCTCCTTATCACCAATCAGTCAAACCTGACTGAACTGCTGGACAAAACAACTTACCCTCTTGATCGAATCGTAACACATTATATGGGTCTAAAGATAGCTCAACCGGAGGGCCGGGAGAGCCGGGTGGGCCGGGTGGGCCGGGTGGGCCTTGTAACCCCACTTGTACTGTCTCGACGGCGGGATTCTCTGCAAGCACCTCAATCGCAGGACTGACGACCTCGACCGTTACCTCAACCGTCTCGACCGTTACAGACTGATTAGCCATATGGTGTCCCCATCAGTCACGCGTAACGTCCTCTATCACCTGCAGCGTGCTCTGTTCGATCGTCCGCACCGTCCCGTCCGCAAACGTAAGCTCTAAGTCGAACCGATGTACCGCGATAGGGAAGTCTTTGGTTATCGAAGCAGGCACAACCATGTCGATGCGGCCTTGTAACGGGTCGATGGTGATCATCCCGTTGTCCATTCTAGCATATGCAAGGACCTCATCCCGCTTATCGCGCACCTGCAAGCGAGCACTCGCGCCAGTCAAGTCGATCGGCTGGCCAACTTCATCCTTGATGATCCAACTCCGACGCCACGTATCCCCACGAATCAGCCTGACTGTCGCCATATCATACCCCTCAAATCCACGCGCCCATCGGCGCTATCTTCACCGCGCGCTTCTGCCGCTCCTTCACCCCATTCCAGCTACTCGCCCCACCACCTTCCCGAGCATACAGGCACGCATACTGGTGCGCATCCATCAAGTGCGAGTACGAATTTTTCTCCGGCTTATCCTCGATCTCGCCATTACGTCGCATTCTATACCGATACCCGCCAGAAAAGCCAGCGATCAGTTCTTTGCATGAGGGGTCGATCAAATGCCCCGGCTGGCCGTCGATCACACGTCCGAGATACTCTTCCACCGCGCCGATGCGCCGCACGATGTCATTCGTCGGTGCAGGCATAGCCTTCAACCCAGCCGCCTGAATGATGTCATAGACCGTCTTCTCATCCGTCTGCGAGCGCTGACGCCCGGCAGGATCCCCGACCACGATGACCTTGTGCCCCGCAAAGCGGGCAGCCAGCAACGGAATGAGTTTCTCTGTCAGGAACCTGTAGATGCCCATGTTGGACGACGACACCTCGGCGAATGTCAGCAGCCGCCCGCGCGGATCGACCTGACTCAAGGTGCAAGCTGGGGTAAGCCCGAAGTCCATCCCGATGATGATCGGCGCAAGGTCTGATGCGATGGGTACGAGCGGCTTGGCCGCCACGTGGAAGTCCCGACGGAAGCTCTCGAATACCGGACGCCCTTCCCGCGACTGCCCGAACTTACCCCGCAGATAGACGTCGATGAACTCGCGCGACTTGCCTTCCAAAGTATTCGGGTAGTACGAAGCGTTGAGCATCCCGAAGTTGTCCGCCTCGTGGTCGACTACGTACCTATCACCCTCAGAGTTTTCACAAACGAGAGACACGGGTCCCGTGTCCCCAGTCCAAGCCCACGCCTCGACGTCGCCCGACTCCGACACAGCCACTTTCACGCGATGCCGTCCTACCTCGACCTCGAAGGTTCCGACCCCGTACTTTTTCACGTACTCATCAATCGGCAAGACCGCAGGGGGCTGCTCGTGGATCGTCCAGTTATTGGGCGGATTGACCATCTTGTCGAACCACCACGACCCAATCTGCGGCATGTTGGTATCGAAGATCGCCCCCGGCCTCGTCGGGCCGCCATCCTTCGGGCTGGGATAGCGGTTCACACGCATCAGGAGTCCCTCTACGACATCAGGGTGCAGCTCCCTAGCCTCATTGCCCCACAACCCCGTAGCCTCCAGCGACAGCGCCTTACGGACGTCATCCGGGGTATCCAGCGCGATGGCCATCCACTCCGACTCCACGATCGTGCCATCGTCCAGACCAAACCGAACGAAGTACGTTTTCTGAGTCTCTACCCACTGTCCCGCCTGCCCCGGCGGTAGCCAGTCGAAGATCGTCTTGAGTGTAGTCGAGCGGAGCTGATCCACTGTGTTCCGACAGATGAGAAACCGGGTCTTGCGGATACCCTCATGGTTCGGTGCTTGCTCCGTCGCCCACCGGATCAGTTCATGGACACACGTAACGCTCTTGCCACTACCAATCGGCCCGGCCAGTACCCGTACGTACCCCTTGGAGAGCATGAACTCTGCCTGGGTCGGCGCATGGTAAGGACGAGATTTTCAGCCATATGCCGCCCCTATTTAATCCTCAACTCCGACACCACTTACTTCCACCGCCTCAACCCCGATCTTAGGGATACTCTTCACCTGCTCCGTCGGGAACTGGATATTCACCAACATCCTGGGAACGTCGGCCATGTTCTTCGACCCTGCGACATCAGCACGCAACTTCCTCACGGCTTCGATGAACTGGGCCACGGCAGCCAGAGAGAGGCTACCATCCGCAAGCCCGTCGCGGACACGCAACAAGGCGAGGGAAATGACCTGAACGAGCGTAGCCGATGAAAACTCTGCCAGCTTGTCAGGCGATGAGATGATTTCTTCAATCTCTTTGGTGGTTAGCATGACTGCGACACCCGGTGAATATAGGAACATGATCCACTAAAAGGCGCGAGTGGTCAAGGTGTTAGATCATTGAGGGCGGCGAAGGCCGCAGGCAATGCGAGGAACCCCCGATTTTTATGGCTCCTATGGGGGGTGGGTACGCAAAATCTCTAAAAAGATAAAAACCCTAATGCCGGTGTGGATATGATAAAAGCATAATTTGAAATTTTTAGGGTTCCTATGGGAGGGGTAGGTAGGCGAAACTACCCGCCCCCACCCCCCTTTGGTCCATGTGGGGGGTGCCTATCCTACGCCACCATCATAATACGCTTGTCATGGTGTAATGCTGGAAAAATAACGATGGACGCTTGGCACAGGATCGCCAGGATCGCCAGGATCGCCAGGATCGCCAGGATCGCCAGGATCGCCGAAGGATCGCCAGGATCGCCGAAGGATGGCCGAAGGATCGCCAGGATCGCCAGGATCGCCGAAGGATGGCCGAAGGATGGCCGAAGGATCGCCAGGATCGCCGAAGGATCGCCAGGATCGCCGAAGGATCGCCAGGATACCATGCCATTGGCATATCGTAAGGACAAAAAAATGCGCGCATTATCGCGCGCATCAAGAGAAAGGATCAGGAAAGTTTGAGCGCCGATTTTACGGCTTCAAGTAAAGTCTTGAATTCACCAAGTTTATCTTGTGGAATGAAAGAGGCGAACTTCTCAAGGCGATGCAGCGCAACTTGCACCGCGTGTCGTTCCTCTTTCCCTATCTTCGGCGGTCTTCCGCCCTTATCCTCTTTTGCCTCTTTTGCCTCTTTCGCCGAAGTCTCGGACTTCTGCTTGTTTCCGTTATTCTCGGCGGCTTTGTGAGATGGCATAATGCCGACGGCGATCCCTTGCGTTGCAAGGGACTTATTAATGCGCATCTTTGCGATGCGCCCAGCACCTGAAAGCTTTTTGGCGCCGTCTTTACCGTCTTCGACCCATTCTGGAAGCGCCGCTGCCAGAAATTCCTCATGGGTAATCGGCGCATACTCGCCGATTTTCGATACTATCGACGCAACTTTCCCAGTTGCTTCGTTCCACGCCAAGAAAAGACCATTCAAGACTTCCACGCGGGGGATGGCGGATTGGGTTTTGCGTGCCATGATTTTCTCCAGATGTTTACTGCGCAAGCTTTTCTTGTGCCCACGCTCTTGGGCACATTCCCAGTTCAGGCCAGTAGTACGTTTGGGATGTTTCTGAAGACCCCTTCCCGACGAAGCACTCCCATGCTTCGCCAGTGTCGCTCAAATAAACGACAGCGTTCCCGACTGTAAAACAGTCGGCATCTTTTGGAATGGGAGGGATCCCATCGCCAATAAAGGCATGATGGAGAACCGAAAATGTTACCGGTTTTTTGAATTCTACTTTCATAATTTCCTCCATTCAATGAATCGTGCAACATTGCACGTTTCGCATTCTAGACCTATCGCACAAAAAAGCAATTCAAACTTTTTTATGCACCGTATAAGTTTTACTTATTCGCAATGCGGGGTTCGAGCATCCCCGACATTCGTTACGCGCTTGTAACGCATGGCCGAGAAACCAGAGTGGGCTAAAGGGCGCAAATATGACAAATGTCACTACCAACATTCCCCCCTATAGGGGGGAATGCGCACGTTTTCACGCGATCCGTTACAGGCTGTAACGCATGCCAAGGAAACCAAAGTCGGCTAAAGGCCGCCGCTAGAACTCCGACACCAATGCCTCCAGGACCGCTCAGAACGGCCTACAAGCCGTTTTCAGGGGCT